TTACCCATTATTAGCCATTTCTATCGCCACTTTATCGCCACTCACCGCCAGTGGGTTAAGCTTAACAGCATCCTCTAAATGGTCAGGAGCAAAGTGTGCATATCGCATCGTCATTTTGATGTCGGTATGGCCGAGTACACGTTGCAAGACCAGAATATTACCACCATTCATCATAAAGTGGCTGGCGAAGGTATGGCGCAAAACGTGGGTAAGCTGTCCTGGCGGTAGCTCGATGCCAGTTCTTTCCAAAGCAGACCGGAACGCGCCATAACAATCACTAAACAACCGTCCTTTTTTATCATCAGGCAGAGACTCATAGAGCTCTTTGCTTATTGGGACGGTGCGGTTTTTTCTGCCTTTCGTGTTGGTATATGTGATTTTGTATTTCACGAGCTGGCTTTTTCTCAGAGTCTCGGCCTCAGACCAGCGTGCGCCAGTGGCGAGACAGATTCTTACCACGGTTTCTAAATCAGGGTGGTCATGCCGTTTACACTCTCCGAGCAGTTGCGAAATTTGGTCGTGAGTTAGCCAGGCCATTTCCATTTCTTCTGTGCGGAATGGGCGCATATTTTTCAGTGGGTTTTCACCATTCCATTCTCCGAGGCGATTTAGCTCATTGAATACCGCCCGGAAGTAGGCTAGCTCAAGATTAAGCGTGCGAGGCGATACCTCTTTCACCCTGTTTGAACGAGCATACTCACCTTTTAACCGTTTTTCTCGGTAACGGGAAAACATTTGCGCATCGAAATCGCGTGCGAGTGGTTCGCCCATACACTCAAAAGCATGGTGCATGGCTAACTGACGTTTCAAGCCGTCTTTCAGCGTAATACCATGAGCGCTATACCATGAATCAACCAGCTCTTTTAAGGTGCGCCTGTCCTCCTTTTCTTCCTGCCACGGGTTTTGAACGGTGTACTGCTCAAAGGCCAGCGCCTCGCCTTTAGTAGCGAATTTCTTTCTGATGCGCTTGCCTTTTGCACCGTTTGGGTAGAGCTCACAAATCCAGCCGCCAGCCGGATTTTTACGGACGGTCATCAATTAACCTCGCTGTATACACCCACTACACGGCCAATCGTTTTTATCTCATCAATCCCACACTCAAACGGTACTTTGCCGCCTGCTACATGTAACTTTTTGCCAGGCAAAACAGTTAACTCGCGGATACTTTTTACCCCCTCAATATCTACAAGCCATGAGCCATCGGAGAGCGAAGCATCAAGCTCAAGAAAGTGAATTACGTTGTCTGAACGTAGGCATTGTGGGCTAAGGGGGGCTCGGCTAAAAAGTGACTTTGAAATTCTCATTTCTGACTCATCAACCAGTTTTCCTTCACTTAATGTGAATGATTTAATGGTCAGCTCCTCGGATGTGCAAGAGGGAGATGCTTTGTCGTTTGCGAATTTATCCCCTTTTCCGGTAAGCAACCATTCAATATTGGCACCAGTTTCAAGAGCACAATGGACGATAAAGTCATAAGAGATGCTGCCCCGTGTGTAGCGGTTCTGCAGGGAGCTGGCAGCGATATTGAAGTGCCGAGCGAGCTGTATTTTTTGAGCGTAACCGTAAACATCACAAATCCTGTCTAAGACATGCTCGTTACTGATTCCTGAATCGATTTGCATAAAATTCGCATCCACGTATTGACTGTTGCGGCTTTTGCGCATTAGTATGCGGCTAAACCTAAGGTGATTAATGGCAAACGTTGGCAAACTGATGACCATTAATTGCAAGTATTGGCAAATAGGGAATCATGCAATATGGCTTCTGAAATCGCAATCATCAAAGTACCTGCACCTATCGTGACTCTGCAGCAATTCGCAGAGCTTGAGGGTGTTTCTGAACGCACCGCTTACCGCTGGACAACCGGCGACAACCCTTGTGTACCAATCGAACCCCGCACCATCCGTAAAGGCTGCAAGAAAGCAGGTGGCCCGATTCGTATTTATTACGCACGCTGGAAAGAAGAACAGTTGCGTAAGGCGTTGGGTCATTCCCGTTTTCAACTCGTCATCGGCGCTTAATTCACTTTATGTGAATTGTAAGGATGCAACATGTTTGATTTTCAGGTTTCCAAACATCCCCACTATGACGAAGCATGCCGGGCTTTTGCGCAGCGTCACAACATGACGAAGCTGGCCGAGCGTGCGGGTATGAATGTTCAGACGTTACGTAACAAGCTCAACCCGGAACAGCCTCACCAGTTTACGCCGCCTGAATTGTGGCTACTGACTGACCTGACAGAAGACTCAACCCTCGTTGATGGTTTTCTGGCGCAGATTCATTGCCTGCCATGCGTACCGGTTAATGAGCTGGCTAAAGACAAATTGCAGTCTTATGTCATGCGCGCAATGCGTGAACTCGGTGAATTGGCAAGCGGTGCGGTATCTGATGAACGTCTGACCTCTGCCCGTAAGCACAACATGATTGAAAGCGTTAACTCTGGCATTCGCATGTTGTCATTGTCGGCGCTGGCGCTGCATGCGCGCTTACAGACTAATCCAGCTATGTCGAGCGTGGTCGATACCATGAGCGGTATTGGCGCATCATTCGGGCTAATTTGAGGTGCGTATGCTGAAAAGTGAACCATCATTCGCGTCACTGCTCGTTAAGCAAAGCCCTGGCATGCACTACGGCCACGGCTGGATCGCAGGTAAGGACGGCAAGCGCTGCCACCCGAGCCGCTCACAGGCGGATTTACTGGCTGGCCTCTCTACTCAAAAGCAGGGTGAATCATGGCTATCGAAGCTGTTTCCGCGACTGTTCCGTTAAAAGCGGGTGAACGTCTGGCCGGTCTCAATCATGTGGCTGAATTGCGCGCGAAATATTGGGGCGATAGCTGGAAAGAGGTTGAGCGCTTTGTCGATGATATGCGCGATAAACGTGACCAACAATTTGAAGAAAATAATCGGGCGCTGGCCGCTATTTTCTTTCTGGCAAAAATACCGGCAGCTCGTCATGAGCTCGAATTAAGTGAGCTGACTACTGACGAGAAAAAGGCGCTTATTACAGCGATGAATCATTTTCGTGCAGTGGTGAGTTTATTTCCCAAACGGCTAACAATGCCGAATTAACACACAACAGAAATAAATGGCGTAAACCCGCCGGGCATTCTTTTGCCCAAATAAAGGAGAAAGAACAATGCAGAAAGAATTACCAAAAATGTTTGTGGCCGAAACCGACCCGCTTATGGCGGTAATTGATATTGCCAAACGTGAGGAGCGTAAAGGTCGCGCGCTCGCAGTTTCAATCCGCCTTGAGGCACTGGCAACCCATATCACTAACAAAGGGTTAAACGGTATTGAAGCGGCTGAACTGCTGCGCCGTGAGGCCACCCGTTATGAAAACGAATCACAGGAGCTGCACTAATGGCCGACGCAATGGATTTAGCGCAACAGCGCGAGCAGGAAGACCGCGAACGCCACATCAACAACGCGCGCAGCCGTATCGCTATACCTTCCCGTTTCCTGTGCGAACAATGTGACGCACCAATCCCCGAAGCTCGCCGTATTGCTATTCCGGGCGTGGCCTTTTGCGTGACCTGCCAGCAAATCGCCGAGCTTAAACTAAAACACTATCGGGGGTTATAAATTGGCTGTTCAGTTCGCTTTTCCGTGGAATGCTCCACGGTCGGCAATAGCCAGCCCATATCTTACCTATGACCAACAGTATCGCCGCGACCGTATGTTCGCGGCTTTGCTGCATGCGAGAAAAGTGCTTTCTCTCCAGCCCGAGTGCGTGCGCTTTGATGTTTATCGCACCGCTGCGGTGCTGGAGCAAAATCAGGGCAGCCAACGAGCCAATGCCTTTTTAATCAGCTTCTGCAAAAAGGCATTGCCACGTCTTGAACTGGTCGCAAAAAAATATGAGTGCGCGAGTATCAAAAGCAACGTATCAGCCGCTGTTTTTGGTGGTCATTTTGATACCCAGCTTATGCAATATCTGGCGTCACGCATGGCCAATATGGTCGCCAGATATAACCGCCTCCCTGATATGTCGCGCGCCGATATTGACCTACTGGCTGCTGATATTGCTAATTTCATTCGCGCTGAGCTGGCGAATATTGATGACTCTGACTTTAGTGAGTTCAGAACACTTTATGCCTGGTATATGCACGCCAGTTTTATAACTCAGCAATTTAATGTAACTCCTCCCAAGTGGGATCGAGTGATTAATAAAGTTTTCGATAAAAATGATATCGCGCCAGCAGTAATCCGTATGTTTACCGAAACATGGTGGCGTAACCGTCTGCGTCGCATTGCGGCTGCATGGCGCGAACATCTGCAAATTGCTGTCGGCAACGTCAGCAAGAAAAAGCATGCCTATGCGAGTAAAAACTGCGTGACTGACTGGCGCGAGCAGAAGCGCCGCACGCGCGAATTTCTCAAGGGGCTGGATCTTGAAGACGAAGACGGCAACCGCATTAGTCTTATCGAAAAATACGACGGTTCGGTCGCTAATCCGGCAATACGCCGCTGCGAACTTATGACCCGCATCCGTGGATTTGAAAATATCTGCAATGAACTCGGTTATGTGGGGGAGTTTTACACCCTGACTGCACCGTCTAAATACCACGCTACCACCAAAGCGGGCTACCGTAACAGTAAATGGAGCGGAGCCAGCCCGTCGGACACTCAGAGCTATCTAACCGGCCTTTGGGCGCGCATACGTGCCAAGTTGCACCGGGAAGAAATCCGTATTTTCGGCATACGTGTTGCCGAGCCTCATCACGACGGAACGCCGCACTGGCACATGCTTATGTTCATGCTGCCGGAAGACGTCGAGCGTGTGCGCCTCATCATTCGCGATTATGCGTGGGAGGAAGACCATCACGAACTTAGAAGCGATAAAGCCAAAAAGGCACGCTTTCACGCCGAGGCCATTGACCCGGAAAAGGGCAGTGCTACCGGTTATGTTGCTAAATACATTTCTAAAAATATCGACGGTTATGCTCTTGATGATGAGACCGATGACGAAAGCGGTGAGCTGCTGAAAGAGACCGCTCCAGCCGTATCAGCATGGGCGGCTCGCTGGCACATCCGTCAATTCCAATTTATCGGCGGTGCGCCGGTGACGGTTTACAGAGAGCTTCGCAAGATGGGCGACCCAGAAACGGCAAGAGCGCTTAGTGTTGAATTTGCGGAAGTACATGATGCAGCTCATTACGGTCGTTGGGCTGACTATGTTAATGCGCAAGGTGGGCCCTTCGTTCGTAGAGATGATTTACAGGTTCGGACTCTTTACGAGCCGCGAACTGAACTTAATCAGTATGGTGAGGAAACCGTCTGCATTCGTGGCGTATACGATTCCGCTATTGGTGCTGGCACTCCGATTTTAACCCGGCTAACGCAGTGGAAAATTGTGCCGAAGCGTGCCGTTGATTTGGCCGTTGACGTTAAGGGCGCTTCTGCGCCCTCTCGGAGTTCTGTCAATAACTGTACGGGAAGCGAAAGCGATCCACCGATACTGGATTTAACACAACCTCTGAGTCGGCGTGAAAGACGAGAGTTGACCAACCGACTAAGGAAGCAAAAGCCAGCAACACGGCGAAAATTTATCCACGGAACGGATAAGAAAAACGCAGCTATAGCGAAAACTATCGACGAGATACATCTGACAACCGGCATCACAATCAGCCGGGGCGAAGCGCTGCACCTGATGGCCGGTGGTAAAAGTTGTTTTGATGGCAAATGGCTACGCGGAACGTCCAAAGGAGAAATATTTTCCGCAGCGCCATCGCATCAGGCTAGAGCCAGGAAAATCCTTAATCGTGTTGCAGCCTTAGCTGAACTGGCAACGAAAATGTAACCGCTAATATTCATCCATATCATGTACATACAGTGTATTTACTATGATTTTTTTCTTCACACCTTTTGCCAATACGTGCTACTGTATGTTTATACAGTATCTCGTAGTGGAGGTTGTGTGGATAGAGAGCTAAACGAGCACGTTATGATTGAGCGGGTCGAAATGATTGCGCGTCTGACGGCTGAAGGTACTTGTCAGGAAAGAGACCGTGAAATCGCATTGAATCTAATCGCGGAAATAGCAAGAGGCAACCTAATGAAAAATAATAACTTTTCTGTTGTTTTTTCCGCGCCGCCTGTTGATGAAACATTTGCAAAGGAGGGCAAAGTGAAAGTAAATATCACGTTGGATAAAGACCAAAAAATAAGCCAGCCGGTAATTGATGCCTTTCAATGCGAATTGACCAGGCGAATACAATCTGTATTCCCGTCAACGCGCGTTACGGTTAAAAAGGGATCCATGACCGGTGTCGAGCTGATGGGGTTCGATAAAGATTCAGACCGCGAAGCGCTGGATAGCATCCTTCAGGAAGTTTGGGAAGATGAGAGCTGGCGTTAATCCCTGAAAAATGTGCAACCATCGACCCCATGTTTGATAGCATGGGGTTGTTTTTTATGGGGATTACACACAAAGGAAAATCATGGATACCTTAATAGCATTTTTATCTCTGGCTCTCTTTATTGCTTTTATCGTGGGGTTAATCAAGCCGTCGCTGGTTCGAATGCCGAACCGTAAGCGCTCAAGTGTGGTTTATCTTGGTGGCTGTCTGGCACTGGGCGTTATTGGCTCAATTTTATGGCCGACTGAAAAAAGTCAGCCTATGACAAAAACTGACGTACCGGCGGTTAAAGCGAAACCGGCTACGCCAACGTTTGAGTACGCGGATAAAACACTCAAAGAATATCGCAACGAACCAAAAGAAACCCGGCACGATATCGTTAAAGGCTATGTTGGCTTCAAAGGTGTACCGGCCAGCTCTGCTGATGTCTTTTATGCCTGTATGAGTGAGTACACTTTTACCAAAGATGATGAGTTAAAGATTGGTGATGTGTTGGGGTGGTGTTTCAACGACTTCGAGAAGGATCCACAATCTCTGAATAATAAAATTAACCTTGACGCATTTCAGGGTAATTTTAGCGGTTGGGATGGGTCTTATCGACCGTTAGAGAAGCTGATAAAAGCCAGCATGAATGATGACTCGTCCTACAAACATGTTGAAACGGTTTATCATCTGATTTTGGATCAAGATCCGTATGCCGTTGTAAAAACAACGTTCCGCGGCACTAATGCTTATGGTGGTGTGGTCAAACAAACCGTCGCGGCACGCGTCAACGTGCGAACGGGTGAGGTCGATTCGATACTTGATAATTAAACAATATGGTGACAAACGCCGCCGGTGCTGAAACTTGTTTTCAGTACTGGTGGGGTTGAACAACGAGCCCCGCGAGGCGTTAGCCTGCCCTGTAGACACCACCCCTAACCGGCACTGTTAAAGCCGGTTTTATTATCCCCTTTTCCCAATATTTCTCTTTTTTAGCCGTGCATGCAACAGGTGCATGGTTTTGCATGCGTCAGACTTGCCCGTTCTGGACGTGTACCTCCAGAGCTGGCGCGGATCCCGCGTAGCCATGCAACTGCATTAATACCGCCTCATGAAGCGGGCAGGCGAGGCGGGGATAGCATTGCGCGCGGCGGGGTGTGCACGATTTAAAATAACGCGCGCCAGCGCCTCGCTGTGAGGCGCTGCGCTGTCGGGGCGGGTGATGAGACGTGCGTGCTGATGCGGGGCGTGTGGTGCGTCTGAGCGCGTATGCGGCGGGGTGTGAAAAAGCCGCCTCCCGGCGGCCTGCTTTAATCGTTGCTGCCGTCCAGCGAGTAGGCTTTAAAGCGGATCACTTCCATTCCTGCCCAGTTATTCACTTCCCTGATCCGGTCCTGCAACGGAATCAGCTCGTTACGCACAAACACCTTTGCCACCTTCTCGATATCGCCCAGGCTGCCGACGTTTTCCGGCTTACCGCCCATGAGCTGAAACGGGATGCGGTGCGCATCGAGCATGTCGGACGCGCTCACCTTTTTAATATTAAAAAAGTCGTCTTTGGTGGCGACCTCGCTTAACGGCACGATTTTAATCCCGTCCGGTTTGCCGTTCGGCGCGTAGAAAAACAGGTTCTTAAAATTGCCGAGCCCTTTCGAGCTGCGCATCGCATCGCGCATCGCCTCAACGTCGGTGCTGCTCTGCGCCGCGTCGGTCACGTACATGATGTACCCCGCGTGCGCGCCGTTCTGGTAATACTTGCGGCGAAACAGCGTCGCGGATTCGTTCAGCCATGCCGAGTTAAGCGCGCTGAGATATTCCGGCATCCCGTAAAGCTCCTGGTTGATATCCGGCTCCAGCAGGTGAAACACCGAGCCCGGCTCAAACTGCTGCGGCTGTGAAAAGCCCGGCACCCACCAGTAAACATCTTCCTCCACGCCGCGCCGCGTGTATTTGGCCGGTGAGGCGTCCAGCCTGATAACCTTGCCGGTCACGCTTTTTCGCGCTTCCAGAAAGGCATTACCGAACACCAGAAAATCCAGCACGAAGCGGCTGAAATCCTGCTGTGATAACAGCGGGTGCGGAATAAACGTGCTTGCCAGAATGTTACGCTTCACGTAAATCGGCGAGCTGTGATGCACGGCGGCGCGCAGGCTTTTTGCCAGGCCGGCGAAGCTGACCGGCGGCTCGTACCATTTGCCGTTACTGATGCACTCGACATAATCGAGAATATCGCGGCGGTCGAGCACCGGCGTCGGCTCGCCAAACGTGAAGGCTTCCATCTTTTGCGCGCCGGCGGTGGTCGTGGCCGCGCGGTTATCGCGCTGGCGGTTTTTGCGTTTACTCATCAGTAAAACTCCAGAATTGAAGATGAAGCCTGGCCGCTCCCGGCGGTCAGCGGCTCGTTTAAGAGGGCGTGCATGGTGGCCCACGCAACATCCGCGTGACTCGCTTCCTCGCTGCGGCTCGCCTCATAGGTGGCGCTGCGCCCGCTGCTGGTCATGGTCTTGCGGATAGCCATAAAGGACTGCGTGATATCCGTGGCGCCGGCGTCGTACTCCAGACAGCCGCGGCTGATGGTGTCTTTCGCCTTCAGCACCATTGCGGTTTTGACTTCCGGGCTGTAGCGAATTTCGCGCGCGGCAGGCCAGAAGGCGCGCACAAGCTGAAACACGCCCTGCCCGATGCCGGTTGCATCGATGCCGATGTACTCGACCTGATATTTTTCAGTGAGCTCGCGGATGGCCTGCGCCTGGGTAGCGAAGTCCATGCCTTTCCACTGGTGACGCTCCAGAATGCGGAACTTGCCGCCCGAGACAACCGGCGGGGCCAGCACCACGCAGCCGGCAGAGTCGCCGGTATGTGACGGATCGTAACCAATCCACACCGGACGCGAGCCGAACGGGCGCGCCGCGAAGGGCGAGAAGTCTTCCCACTCCTCCAGGCTGTCGACCATGCAGCGTTGCAGCTCCTCGAACGGAAACACCGAGGCTTTATCGTCGACGAACTCACACATGAAGAGATTGCGGAAATCCTCGGCGCTGTTTTCACGCTTCAGTGCGTCAAGGTCGAACAGGTCGCAGCCGCCGGCGAGCGCGTCCTCGATGGTGACAATCTGGCGCCACTGTCCATCCCCGCACAGCATGCCGCCGGCGAGCGCCGCGTGGCTGATATCAATATCCACGCGCTCGGCTGCTGAGGTGCGGCCCTTGTTGAACAGCTCGCCAGACCAGAAAGGAAACGCGCCATGCCCGAGGGTGGAGGGCGTCGAAAAATAGGTCGAGCGCAGGTGCTTCTGTGACGCCATGCCCGAAGCAACCTTACGCAGCCGCTGGAAATTGGGTATCCAGAAAATCTCATCGACATACAGGTCGCCGTTATGGCTCTGCGCGGTGTTGGAGTTGGTGCCGAGAAAAATCAGCTTCGCGCCGTTGTTGCCGATGACAATCGGATCGCCTGACAGCTCTACATCCACCCGGCGCGCAAACTGGATGATGTACTCGCGAAACACATACGCCTGCGTTTTGGAGGCGGATAAAAATATCTGGTTATGGCCGGTTTCCAGCGCGCGCAGCAGCGCCTCGCGGGAAAAGTAGAACGTGGCGCCAATCTGGCGCGATTTAAGAATGTCGCGGATGCGGTGCTCTAACCCGGCCCTGTGCCAGCGCAGCTGATAGTCGAAAGACTCCTCGAAAAAAATCTCCCTGAGCTTGTCGATAGCCTCCTCGCTGAAGAAATTCTTTTTCGGCCTGCGGCGGTCGCCTTTATTGCGGTTCGCCACGTTGGGATTTAAATCCGCCTCGTTGCCGGTCTGGCCGTAGCGGTTCACCCTGGCGAGGCGCTCCATCTGACGCGAGAGAAAATCCGCGACTTTAAAATCGTGCGCGGTCAGCTCGGGCTTTGCATAAAGCTGAATCAGCCGCGCCTCAAGCGTGTTTTCGACGCGCTGAATGGGGGCCGTCTCATCCCATCCGTCGCGCTGCTTCCAGCTCTGCACGGTGGGGCGTTTTATTTTCAGCATTTCCGCGATTTGCGGCACGGAAAAGCCCTGCCAGTAGAGCAGCGCCGCCTGTCGTCGCGGGTCGTTTAAAAGCGTGGTGTCGGTGGTGATGGTCATGAAAGCCTCGCCGTAAGTGGTACACGGCAAGGCTACTTAAGCGCGCCCGGCGATTCGCTAAGGCGCTGTTGTGTGGCGGCTTATCCATCCGGGATTGATAGCGAAGGAAGCGCGGCGCCGGGAAACTAACCCCGAACCCGTAACCCCACTATCAGGACTCCTGACAATGGCAAAAAAAGTCTCAAAATTCTTTCGTATCGGCGTCGAGGGCGACACCTGCGACGGTCGCGTTATCAGCGCCGGCGATATTCAGGAAATGGCCGCGAGCTTTGATCCGCGCGTCTATGGTTGCCGCATCAACCTGGAACATCTGCGCGGCATCCTGCCCGATGGCGTCTTTAACCGCTATGGCGATGTGGTCGAGCTGAAAGCCGAAAAGATTGATGACGATTCCGCGCTTAACGGCAAATGGGCGCTGTTTGCGAAAATCGCACCGCTCGATAACCTGGTCGACATGGTCGGCAAGGGCCAGAAGGTTTACACCTCAATGGAAATCCAGCCGAACTTTGCCAACAGCGGTAAATGCTATCTGGTCGGCCTGGCCGTGACTGACGATCCGGCAAGCCTCGGCACCGAATACCTCGAATTCTGCCGCACCGCCAAATCCAATCCCCTTAACCGCTTTAAAGCGAGCCCGGAAAACCTGATTTCTGCCGCCACCCTGGCGGAGCTGGAATTTGAAGACCAGCCCGAGACGGTTTTCACGGCGCTGACCGACAAGGTTAAAGCCATCTTCAGCCGCAAGCAGGCGAGCGACGATGCGCGTTTTAAAGACGTGCATGAAGCGGTGACCGCCGTCAGCGAGCACGTGCAGGAAAATCTGAGCGCCACCGAGCAGCGTATCGCGGCGATGGAAAACGCCTTCAGTGCGCTTAAGCAGGATGTGACCAGCCAGACCACGCAGACCAGCCAGGCGCTCACCGACCTGAAAAGCACGCTCGACAACACCGAGAGCTTTACGCAGCCCCGACGCACGCAGGCGACCGGCGGCGAAGGCGATTCGCTGTCGACCAACTGCTGACCGGCCGCGCCGGCACGCACACCCGTAAATTCACCTGACAACAGGAAAAAACATGCGCCAGGAAACCCGCTTTAAATTTAATGCCTACCTTTCCCGTATTGCCGAGCTGAACGGTATCGACGTCGGCGACGTGTCGAAAAAATTCAGCGTGCAGCCGTCGGTCACGCAAACCCTGATGGATACCGTGCAGGAATCCTCGGAGTTTCTGACGAAAATCAACATCGTGCCGGTGAGCGAACTCAAGGGCGAAAAGATTGGCGTCGGCGTTACCGGCTCCATCGCGAGCACGGCAGACACCGCGAATGGCCATGCCCGCGAAACCGGTGATTTCGCCGCGCTGGAGTCAAACAAATACGAGTGCGATCAGATTAACTTCGACTTTCATCTGCGCTACAAAACCCTCGACCTGTGGGCGCGTTTTCAGGATTTCCAGTTGCGTATCCGCAACGCCATCATCAAGCGCCAGGCGCTCGATTTCATCATGGCCGGCTTTAACGGCGTGAAGCGTGCAGCAACCTCTAACCGCGCTGAAAACCCGATGCTTCAGGATGTGGCGGTGGGCTGGCTTCAGAAGTACCGCAACCAGGCACCGTCGCGCGTGATGGATAAGGTCACGGCTGAAAGCGGTGAGGTTGTGTCTGACGTGATCCGCGTCGGCAAGGGCGGCGACTATGAAAACCTCGACGCGCTGGTCATGGATGCGACCAACACCATGATTGCGCCGTGGCACCAGGAAAATCCGGATATGGTGGTTATCTGCGGTCGTCAGTTGCTGGCCGACAAATACTTCCCGCTGGTCAATAAGCAGCAGGATAACAGCGACCTGCTGGCCGCTGACGTCATTGTCAGCCAGAAACGCATCGGCAACCTGCCGGCGGTGCGCGTGCCGTATTTCCCGCCGGATGCGCTGATGATCACCACGCTGGAAAACCTCTCTATCTATTTCATGGATGAGAGCCACCGCCGCGTTATCGAGGAAAACGCGAAGCTCGACCGCGTGGAGAACTACGAGTCGATGAATATCGATTACGTGGTGGAAGACTACGCCGCCGGCTGCCTGGTAGAGCATATCAAGGTTGGCACCTTCACCACGACCGCGCCGGACGTGAAGGAAACCGCAACGCCAGCGCAGGAAGGCTAAGCCATGACGAGCCCCGCACAGCGTCACATGATGCGGGTCTCGGCCAGTGAAACCGCGCAGCGGCAGGATAACCCGCTGCGCCATGCCACTGCTTACGAGCAGATGCTGGTTAAGCTGGCCGCCGACCAACGCACCCTTAAACAAATCCATTCCACCGAGCGTAAGGCGGAGAAAAAGCGCGAGCTGCTGCCGTTCTATCAGCCGTGGGTTACCGGCGTACTTGAGCAGGGCAAAGGCGCACAGGACGACATTCTGATGACGGTCATGCTCTGGCGTCTCGATGCCGGCGACATTGCCGGCGCGCTCGATATCGCCCGCTATGCCCTGCGCTACGGTCTGACCATGCCCGGCCAGCACCGCCGCGCGCCCGCGTACCTCTTTACCGAGGAGGTGGCGCTCGCCGCGATGCGTGCCCATGCCGCCGGCGAGGCGGTCAGCACTGCGCTTCTGACCGATACGCTGGCGCTCACACAGGCCGCAGACATGCCCGACCAGGTACGCGCGAAGCTGCATAAAGTCACCGGCCTTGTGCTGCGCGACGCTGGCGAGCCTGCCGCCGCGCTGGAGCACCTGCGCCGCGCGATGCAGCTTGACGCACAGGCGGGCGTGAAAAAAGAGATTGAGCGCCTCGACCGGGAGCTGCAACCGAAACCCGCCAGGCCGGCGGCAAAGACCGCCGCGCCCCGTAAAAAGACAACGCGATCCGCGACGCCCGCAAAACGTGGTCGCCCGAGGAAAAACGCCGTTTAACAGAATGCGCCACGCGCCAGGGCGGCACGCCGGTCAATGCGGGTTTTACCCGGTCTGCGACCGGCGTCCACCGCCCACCCTGACAGGAGAAAGTAATGATGCGGATTATCAGCGGCGAGGAGCAGCCTGGCGGGCCGGCAGACCTCACGCCGCCCGGTGATGAGCCGGTGATTAAGAACACCTCGTTTTTCCCGGACGTGGAGCCAAAGCGGGTCCGCGAGCTGATGCGCCTTGAGCAGACCTTTTCGCCGGCGCGCGTTCGCGAGGCCATCTGTGCCGGCATCGCGGAAACCAACGCCGAGCTGACGGAATACCGCCGCACGCAGCAGGCTGCCGGCTATGCGCGTCTTGCTGACGTGCCGGCGGATGTGCTCGACGGCGAGAGCGTGCGGATATTCCTGTATCTGCGCGCCGTCAGCGCGATGGCGACCGCCTCGCTTTACGGGCGCTATCGCGGCGCCGACGCCAGCGGCAAAGGGGATAAAAAGGCCGACAGCATCGACAGTACGGTCGATGAGCTGTGGCGGGATATGCGCTGGTCGGTGGCCCGCCTTCAGGACAGGCCGCACTGCATCATAGGGCAAATCTGATGAAAACCTTCGCGTTACAGGGCGACACGCTCGATGCGATCTGCGCGCGCCATTACGGGCGCACGGAGGGGGTTGTCGAGACGGTGCTGACTGCCAATCCGGGCCTTGCCGAACTCGGCGCCGTTCTGCCGCACGGTACGGCGGTCGAGCTGCCCGATATCGCGCCGGCGCCCGCCGCTGAGAGCCTCAACTTATGGGATTAACCATGGAAAAAATCAGCACCTTTTTAGCCTACTGGCTTTCTGTCCTGCTGGCCTTTTTCGGTGCCATGACGCCGCAGGACGTCGCCGCCTATTTCGGCATGTTCGGCGTCGCCGTCACGGTGGCCGTGAACTGGTATTACCGGCGCAAAGAGATGCTGTTTCGCACCGCGCGCAAAGAAGAGGTTATCCGTGAACTCAATCGTTAAACGCTGTGCCGTGGGCGCCGTGCTGGCGCTGGCTGCGCTGCTGCCCGATTACGGGCGCCTGCATACCTCGCCGCAGGGGCTCGCGCTGATTGGCGATCTGGAAGGGTGTCGCCTCAAACCCTACCAGTGCAGCGCCGGCGTCTGGACGTCAGGCATCGGTCACACGGCGGGGGTGGTGCCGACGCGGGATATTACCGAACGTGAGGCCGCCGTGAACCTGGTCGCCGACGTACTGAAAGTGGAGAAGGCGCTCGCGGTCTGCGCGCCGGTCGCCATGCCGCAGCCGGTTTATGACGCGGTGGTCAGTTTTTCTTTTAACGTCGGCACCGGCGCGGCCTGCCGGTCAACGCTGATGGGGTTTATCAACGCGAAAAAGTGGGCGCAGGCGTGCGACCAGCTCCCCCGCTGGGTGTATGTCAACGGCGTGCGTAACGCCGGGCTTGAAAACCGCCGCACCCGTGAGCGGGCGCTGTGCCTGAAAGGAGCACTATGAAAACGATGATCGTGTTACTTCTGCTGGCGCTCGCCGGTCTGGTCTGGCTGGGGCGGGAAAACAGCACGCTCGCGCGAAGCTTTGAAAAGGCTAACCGCGTGGCCGACGGGCAGAAAACACAAATCGGGATGCTGAAAAATCAGCTCAGCGTGGCCGTCAGCCTGGCGGATAAAAACGAGCGGGCGCAGGTGACGCTGCGCGGCCAGCTCGACGCCGCGCGCGAGGCGGCGCAGCGACAGGAGCAGACCATCATGAGGTTACTCAATGAAAACGACGAATTTCGCCGCTGGTATCACACTGATTTGCCTGACGCTGTGCGCCGGGTGCACCAACGCCCCGCCTGCGCCTCCGCCGGTCACTGTTTACAACGCCTGCCCGAAAGTCAGCCTGTGCCCGATGCCGGGCAGCGACCCGATCACTAACGGCGATCTGAGTGCGGATATCCGTCGCCTGGAGCGCGCGCTGGAGAGCTGCGCGCTTCAGGTGGAAGCCGTGAAACACTGCCAGGATGAAACTGATGAAAAAGCCCGAGAGCCTGCGAAAAGCCCTGACTGATGCGCTGCCGGTGCTGCGTACTAACCCGGATATGCTGCGCCTGTTTATCGACAACGGCCAGATTGCCGCCACGCTCGCCGCCTCGCTGTCGTTTGAAAACCGCTACACGCTGAATGTGGTCGTGACCGATTACACCGGCGATATTAACCTGCTGCTCGTGCCAGTCGCCGCGTGGTTACGGGAGAATCAGCCCGATATCATGACCACGGATGACGGCATGAAAAAGGGATTTACCTGGTATGCGGATATCAACAACGACAGCAGCGTCGACGTCAGCATCAGCCTGTTAATCAGCGAGCGCACGCTGGTTAAGGAATCGGACGGCGCGCTGTATGTCACAGACATACCCGAGCCGCCACCGCCGGAGCCGGTCACGCGTCCGGTTGAGCTCTATATCAACGGCGAATTTGTGAGTCGCTGGCATGAGTGATTTCAGCCCGTTTGAAAAGCGGCTTTCCGCGCTGATTGCCGCCCTGTCACCGGCGGGCCGGCGCCGGATGACGCAGGATATTGCAAAGATGCTGCGCACCCGGCAGCAGCAGCGCATTAAGGCGCAGAAAGCCCCGGACGGCAGCGCCTACACGCCGCGACGGGAGCAGCCCGCCCGTGCTAAAAAGGGGCGGGTAAAGCGCGAAATGTTTGCGAAGCTTCGCACCAGTCGGTTTATGAAAGCCAGCGGCAGCAGCGATGCCGCCGTGGTGGAATTTACCGGTAAGGTGCAGCGCATCGCACGGGTGCATCAGTATGGCCTGAAGGATAAAGCCAGCCGCAACGGTAAGGCGGTTCAGTATCCGGCGCGCCCGTTGCTCGGGTTTGATGAGGGCGACCGGCAGGCGGTCGAGGAACTCATTATTTCCAGACTTGCTGAATGAAGTTGTGTCACCCACGATAAAACCTTCCCGCGTTGCCGCTGGCCCATGCCGGCGGCATCCTTCCCCTCATGAATACGCTCAACTCCTTCAGTGAACTTGCCCGCCTGCTGCGCAACATGATCCGCACCGGCGTCATCGTTTCGGTGGACACCGACGCGGGGCGCTGTCGCGTGCAGACCGGGAAAAACGTGACCGACTGGTTGCAGTGGCTTACCCACCGCGCCGGGCGTTCGCGCACCTGGTGGGCGCCGTCAGTCGGTGAACAGGTGCTTATCCTTGCCGTGGGTGGCGAGCTCGATACCGCGTTTGTGCTGCCGGGCATTTTCTCTGACGACAACCCGCCGCCGTCGGCCTCCGCTGACGCCGTTCACCTCGCCTTTCCTGACGGGGCGGTTATTGAGTACGAGCCCGCAAGCGGTGCGCTTCAGGTTTCCGGCATTCAGACGGCCAGCATCAGCGCGGCGAAATCCGCAACAGTGACCGTGCCGGTGGTCACCGTCACCGCCTCCACGCGTATCACCCTCGACACGCCGGAAGTGGTATGCACAAACAAACTCATCACCGGCACCCTTGAGGTGCAGAAAGGCGGCACGATGAAAGGCAACATCCAGCACAGCGGCGGTGCGCTCACCTCGAACGGCGTGCAGGTTGACGAGCACAGTCACGGCGGCGTTCAGCGCGGCGGAAGCTGGACGGAGGGCACGAAATGACAGCCCGTTACAGCGGCATGAGCCGCGACACCGGCATGACGCTCACCGATGCGGCGCACATCAGCCAGAGTATCCGCGACATTCTCACGACGCCGGTCGGCTCGCGCGTGATGCGCCGCGATTACGGCTCGCTGCTGTCGATGCTGATTGACCAGCCACAAAACCAGGCGCTGCGCCTGCAAATTATGTCGGCGTGCTACATGGCGATCCTGAAGTGGGAGCCGCGCATACGCCTGACCGGACTCACTTTTGAAACCCGCTTTAATGGTGAAATGGTCGTGGAAATCAGCGGCCAGCGCACCGAAACGGGCGGCGATATTTCCTTAACCATTCCTGTGAGCTGATAACCATGCCGACCATTGACCTGAGCCAGCTACCCGCCCCCGATGTGGTCGAGGAGCTCGATTTTGAAACCATTCTTGCCGAGCGAAAGGCGACGCTGATTTCCCTGTATCCCGAGGAGGAGCAGGCCGCTGTCGCGCGCACGCTGGCGCTGGAATCTGAGCCCATTGTGAAGCTGCTTCAGGAAAATGCTTACCGGGAGGTTATCTGGCGTCAGCGGGTTAACGAGGCGGCACGCGCCGTGATGCTCGCCTATGCCAGCGGGAGCGATCTGGACGTGAGCGCCGGTAACCTCAACACCGCCCGCCTGACCATCACGCCGGCGGATGAGTCCACGCTCCCGCCAACCCCCGCCGAGATGGAAAGCGACACCGATTTTCGTCTGCGCGCGCAACAGGCGTTTGAGGGGTTAAGTGTGGCCGGGCCGGTTGGCGCGTATGAATATCACGGACGCAGCGCCGACGGGCGTGTCGCGGATGTATCGGTGGTAAGCCCGTCACCGGCCTGCGTCACCGTGACGGTGCTGTCACGTGATAACGACGGCGTGGCCGATGCCGCCCTGCTGGCCGTGGTTGAACGTGCGCTCAATGCCGAAGACGTGCGCCCGGTGGGCGACCGGGTGACGGTGCAGGCCGCCGAGATTGTGCCCTATGCCATTCATGCAACGCTCTATCTTTATCCCGGCCCGGAAGCGGAGCCGATCCGGCAGGCTGCCGAGAGCAAGCTTAAAACCTACATCACCACACAGCACCGGCTTGGTCGGGATATCCGCCGGTCAGCAATTTATGCCGCCATTCATGTCGAAGGCGTGCAGCGGGTGGAGCTGGCAAGCCCGGTCGCCGACCTCGCGCTCGGCAAGCATCAGGCGTCGCTGTGCACCGATTACTCGCTGACGGTCGGGGGTACTGATGAGTGATAACCGCCTGTTGCCGGTGGGCTCGTCGCCGCTTGAGGTGGCCGCCGCGAAAGCGTGCGCGGAGATTACCCGCGTGCCGGTGCCGCTGCGTACCCTGTGGAATCCCGCCACCTGCCCGGTAAGCCTGTTGCCTTATCTCGCCTGGGCGTTGTCGGTTGACCGCTGGGATGAGCGCTGGAGCGAGACCACAAAACGCAGTGTTATCGCCGCCTCGTTTTACGTGCACAAGCATAAAGGCACCATCAGCGCGCTGCGTCGTGTCGTTGAGCCGCTCGGTTATCTGATTGACGTGCGCGAGTGGTGGGAACTCAACGAGACGCCCGGCACGTTTCGTCTTGTGGTGGGCGTGCTCGATAACGGCATCACCGAAGAAATGTATCAGGAGCTTGAGCGCCTTATCTCCGATGCCAAACCCGCAAGCCGGCACCTGACCGGGCTCAATATCAGCCTGAGCGCTGACGGCGCGGCGTTTGTCGGGGCGGCCAGCTACAGCGGCGACACGCTCACCGTTTACCCCTATTTACCTGAGGAGATCACCGTGGGCGGCACGTTAAGCGCCGGCGCGGCGGTTCATTTAATCGATAACCTGAGAGTGACGGCATGACCGCAAAATATTTTGCTCTTCTGACCAACCAGGGCGCGGCGCGGCTGGCGAATGCGGCCGCGTTGGGCACGAAACTTAACCTGACGCAGCTCGCCGTCGGTGACGGCGGCGGAAGTCTGCCGGTGCCGGATACGACGCAGACCCGGCTGATTAACGAAAAGCGCCGCGCGCCGCTGAATATGCTGTCGGTCGACCCGGTGAACACAAGCCAGATTATCGCCGAGCAAATCATCCCGGAAAGCGAGGGCGGCTACTGGATCCGTGAAATTGGCCTGTATGACGATGCCGGCGTGCTGATTGCCGTGGCGAACTGCCCGGAAACCTACAAGCCACAGTTACAGGAAGGCAGCGGGCGCACGCAGACCATTCGCCTGGTGCTGGTTGTCTCGGCAACGGATGCCGTGGCGCTGAAAATCGATCCGTCTGTGGTACTGGCGACCCGTAAATACGTCGACGATAAAGCCATTGAGGTGAGGCAGTATGCCGATCAGCTGATGGCGCAGCACCTGAAAGCCACCGACCCGCACACGCAGTATGCCCCGAAAGCCTCGCCGGCGCTGACCGGCAGGCCGACCGCACCAACGGCAGCGCAGACAGTGAATGACACGCAGATTGCTACCACAGCCTTTGTTAAAGCGGCCCTTGCCGCGCTGGTCGCCAATGCGCCGGGCGCACTGGACACCTTAAACGAGCTGGCCGCCGCGCTCGGCAATGATGCGAATTTCGCTGCCAACGTGACAAAGGCGCTGGCCGGTAAGCAGCCGCTCGATAGCACGCTGACGGCGCTGTCCGGGAAGACGGTGAGCGGGGTGCTTTCCTGGCTCGGTTTAGGTGACGGCTCGGCGCTGCCGGTCGGGGTGCCGGTGCCGTGGCCCTCAGAAATCCCGCCGGAGGGCTGGCTGAAATACAACGGCGCAATTTTCGATAAAGTCCGTTATCCAAAACTTGCCCTGATTTATCCCGGCGGCGTATTGCCGGATCTGCGCGGGGAGTTTATTCGCGGCTGGGATGACGGGCGCGGTGTGGATGCGGGAAGAACAATTCTGAGCGCTCAAGGGCATTTGTTTGCAAGTCACAAACATAAATTATTATTAAGCGCCGGTTCGGCTGGCACCGGAAATATTATCGGTATTGACAGCAAATTAAATGGCGCTTTCACCGATGGCATAAACCAGCCCGGTGGAAGTGTTATAGCGGCCATGCAAGAAACCGGGGGCACTGAAACCCGCCCGCGTAACATCGCATTTAATTACATTGTGAGGGCTGCATAATGGCTGAAGCAAAATTAAACCATCATCAGTTTGCCGAAGAGGCCGGCTTTATCACCGTCCATAATTACGACGAAACGACGCGCGAGTATTTATCCACCTGCCGCGAATATCTGGCCGAGGGAGTAGGGCTCCCGGCAAAATCCTGTACCGATGCGCCCGGTGAGCCGGTGAAAGGGCTGGTTATCTGCCGAACCGCTGATTTATCCGCATGGGAGTATCTGCCGGATCATCGCGGTGAAACCGTCTACAGCATTACAACGGGCGAGCCTTTAAAAATTACCCTGCCGGGTGATTATCCGGCTGATACCACTCCGGTCGCACCGGCGACCCGCTTTGACGTCTGGAACGGTAAAGTCTGGGTGACGGATGAGGATGCCCGCCGCGCCGCTGATGTTGAGGACGCGAAGACGATGAAATCAAGTCTGCGTGACACGGCAAACGAGATTATCAGCCAGCAGCAGTGGCCTTCCCGTCTCACGCTCGGGCGTCTGAACGAACAGGAACAGGCAGCTTTTACAGCCTGGCTGGACTATCTGGAAGCGCTCGAAGCGGTCGACACTTCACGCGCGCCGGATATTACGTGGCCCGAGCCGCCGGCAAGATTCGGCGAGTAATATCCTGTTGTACCAGCCATCCCCCAACCCGCATTAATAGCCCGCCGCCCCGGCGGGCCTGAAAATAACACTCACCCCTAACCCCACGGAGTTAACCGGATGAGTGATTACCATCACGGCGTTCAGGTCGTCGAAGTCAACGACGGCACGCGCGTCATTTCCACTGTTTCCACGGCGATTATCGGCATGGTCTGTACGGCCAGCGATGCCGATGCCGCCACCTTTCCCCTCAATGTGCCGGTACTGATTACGAACGTGCAGAGCGCCATCGCCAAAGCCGGCAAAAAAGGCACGCTGGCCGCTGCCCTTCAGGCCATCGCTGACCAGGCAAAACCCGTCACCGTTGTGGTGCGCGTGGCTGAAGGCACCGGCGACAGTGAGGAGGCGCTCGAGCAGACCGTCTCGAACATCATCGGCGGCACGGATGAAAACGGCCAGCTCACCGGCATGAAAGCGCTGCTGACCGCCGAGGCGGTGACCGGCGTCAAGCCGCGCATTCTCGGCGTGCCGGGTTTCGATACGCTGGAGGTGGCGGTCGCGCTTGCTTCCATTTGTCAGAAGCTGCGCGCGTTCGGCTATGTCAGCGCATGGGGCTGTAAAACCATCTCTGACGTTATCGCCTACCGTAAAAACTTCGGCCAGCGCGAGCTGATGCTCATCTGGCCGGACTTTATCGCCTGGAACACCACAACCAGCGCCAGCGATACCGCCTTCGCCACGGCGCGCGCGCTCGGCCTGCGCGCCAGAATCGACCAGGAAACGGGCTGGCATAAAACGCTCTCCAACGTCGCCGTTAACGGCGTGACCGGCATCAGCGCGTCGGTGTTCTGGGATTTGCAGGAGCCAGGCACTGATGCCGACCTGCTGAACCAGGCCGGCGTCACGACGCTTATCCGCAAAGACGGTTTCCGCTTCTGGGGTAACCGCTGCTGTTCAGACGATCCGCTGTTCCTGTTTGAGAACTACACCCGCACCGCGCAGGTGCTCGCCGACACCATCGCCGAGGCGCACATGTGGGCGATGGATAAACCGGTCACGCCGACGCTTATCCGCGACATCGTGGACGGTATCAACGCCAAATTCCGCGAGCTGAAAACCGCCGGCTATATCGTCGATGCGCAGTGCTGGGTGGATGAGTCGGCAAACGACAAAGAAACCCTGAAAGCCGGCAAGCTGATGATTGACTACGACTACACGCCGGTCCCGCCGCTGGAGAACCTGACGCTGCGCCAGCGCATCACTGACAAATACCTGGCGAATCTGGTTTCGTCAGTGGCTAACGCTTAAGGAGCAAAAAGCACATGGCACTTCCGCGCAAGCTCAAATACATGAACCTGTTTAACGACGGCCTGAGCTATCTCGGCGTCGTGAAATCGGTCACCCTGCCGAAGCTGACCCGCAAGCTGGAGAACTATCGCGGCGCCGGCATGAACGGCAGCGCCCCGGTTGATTTCGGTCTCGATGACGACGCGCTCTCGATGGAGTGGACGCTCGGCGGCTTTCCCGATGAGTCCATCTGGGCGCAGTACGGCGCCGCCGGTGCCGACTCGGTGGCTCTGCGCTTTGCCGGCTCCTACCAGCGCGACGACACCGGGGAAACGGTGGCCGTCGAGGTGGTGATGCGTGGCCGTCATAAGGAAATTGACAGCGGCGAAGGCAAACAGGGCGAAGACACTGAAACCAAAATCAGCACGCAGTGCACCTATTTCAAACTCACCATGAACGGCAAGGAGCTTGTTGAAATAGACACCGTGAACATGGTCGAGAAGGTGAACGGCGTCGACCGTCTGGAGCAGCACCGCCGCAATATCGGGCTGGCCTGATGTAACCCGGTCAGCATCTGCTGGCCGGCTCTTTTAACGTATCCATAAAGCGAGAACGTCATGACTCAACTTAATGAAAACACCGTCACCCTGGTAAACCCGATTAAACGTGGCGAGCAGGAAATCAGCACCCTTACCGTTATCAAACCCAATGCCGGCACGCTGCGCGGCGTGGGGCTGGCCGCGCTGGCAACCTGTGAAGTGGACGCACTGATTAAGGTGCTGCCGCGCATGACCTACCCGAACCTCACCGAGCAGGAAGTCATCGCGCTGGAGCTGCCCGACCTGATGGCGCTCGCCGGGAAGGTTGTCGGTTTTTTGTCGCCGACTTCGGAAGTCTGACGTTCCCGGAACATTTTTCGACGGACGATCTGATAGCGGATATCGCGGTGATTTTTCACTGGCCGCTGTCAGAGCTCTATTCCCTGAGCGTGTCCGAGCTCATCACATGGCGCGAAAAGGCGCTCCAGCGAAGCGGAAACATGAATGAGTGAAAACGTAAAGCTACAGGTCTTTCTGAAGGCGGTAGACCAGGCGACGCGCCCGTTTAAGCACATCGAGACGTCGAGCAAAGCTCTCTCGGGCGAGATTCGCGGCACGCAGAACACCCTGCGCGAGCTCAACGCGCAGGCCGGGAAAATTGACGGCTTTCGCAAGGCCAGCGCGCAGCTTGCGGTGACCGGGCAGTCGCTGGAGAAAGCGAAGGCGGAGGCGGAAGCGCTGGCGACGCAGTTCAGAAACACCGAAAAGCCGACGCTGGCGCAGGGCCGCGCGATGGAATCCGCGAAACGCAAGGCGGAGTCGCTCCAGGCCAAATACAACAGCCTGAGCCAGGCGGTCGCGCGCCAGAAAGACGAGCTCGGGAAAGCCGGCATCAACACCCGCAACCTGGCCGCCGGTGAGCAGCGCCTGCAAACCAGCATCAGCGAAACCACGGCGCAGCTTGCCAGGCAGCGCGAGGCGCTGGCCCGCGTCAGTGCGCAGCAGGAAAAGCTGAACGCGGTTAAGGCACGCTACCAGAAAGGTAAGGAGCTTGCCGGCAGTGCCGCCGGTGCCGGCGCCGCTGCCGTGGGGATGGCGACGACCGGCATTGTGGCCGGCACGGCGCTGATGCGGCCCGGCTATGAGTTTGCGCAGAAAAACTCCGAGTTACAGGCCGTGCTCGGTGTGGAAAAGCAGTCAGCGGAAATGCAGGCACTGCGCAACCAGGCGCGCCAGCTCGGCGACAATACTGCCGCCTCGGCGGATGATGCGGCTGCCGCGCAGATTATCATAGCCAAAGCGGGTGGTAATGCCGCGGCTATACAGGCGGCAACACCCGTCACGCTGAATATGTCGCTCGCCAACCGGCAGACGATGGAGGAAAACGCGCAGTTACTGCTGGGTACAAAAAACGCCTTCCAGTTATCGAATGACAAGGTTGCTCATATTGGCGATGTGCTTTCCGCCACGATGAACAAATCGGCCGCTGATTTTCAGGGGCTAAGCGATGCAATGACCTATCTGGCACCCGTTGCGCGTGCCGCCGGGGTCAGCCTCGAAGAAGCCGCAGCAATGACGGGCGTGCTTCACGATAACAACATTACTGGCTCAATGGCCGGCACGGGGAGCTCGGCGGTAGTCACCCGATTACAGGCTCCTACTGGTGAGGCTTTCAACGCGCTAAAAGAGCTGGGGATTCAGACCGCAGACAGCAAAGGCAATATGCGGCCTGTCTTTACCATCCTGAAGGAAATCAACGCGAGCTTTGCCAGACATAAGCTCGGGAACGCGCAGCAGGGCGAATACCTTAAAACCATTTTTGGCGAGGAAGCGCTTAAGTCAGCAAATGCTCTTTTGCAGGGCGCGACTTCCGGCAAGCTCGATAAGCTGGCCGCAGCGCTGAAAGCATCCGACGGGAAAACGGAGGAGCTGGTCAAGGTGATGCAGGACAACCTCGGCGGCGATTTTAAAGAGTTTCAGTCGGCGTATGAGGCGGTCGGCACTGACCTTTTCGACCAGCAGGAAAGCTCACTGCGCAAACTGGTGCAGACCGCGACCGGGTATGTGCTGCGCCTTGATAAATGGATTCAAAAAAATAAAGGGCTGGCCTCAACCTTAACCACGATTGCCGCTGTGGCGACTGCCGTGATCGGCGTCGTGGGGGCTATCGGGCTGATTGCCTGGCCGGTTATTACCGGGATGAACGCGATTATCGCGGTGGCCGGCAGTCTCGGCACTGTCTTCACCGCCGTCGGGGGCGCGATTGCCACCGCCATTGGCGCGCTCACCTGGCCGATTGTGGCCGTGGTGGCGGCCATCGCCGCCGGCGCGCTCCTGATCCGCAAATACTGGCAACCCATCAGCGCCTTTTTCGGCGGCGTGATGGACGGACTGCGCGCGGCGTTCGGGCCGGTGGGCGAGCTGTTCGCGCCCTTTAAGCCGGTGTTTACCTGGCTTGGTGAAAAGCTCCAGGCGGTGTGGCAGTGGTTTAAAAACCTTATCGAGCCGGTGCAGTCGAGTAAGGAAACGCTCGACAGCTGTCGCAGCGCCGGCGAGCGCTTCGGTAAGGGGCTCGCCGATGCGCTGCTGCTGCCGCTTAAGGCTTTTGACAAGCTGCGCGAAGGCATTACGTGGGTGCTGGAAAAGCTCGGCATCGTTAACAAGGAATCCGACGCGCTCGATGCCAGAGCCGAAAAAGCAAATGCGGTCGCCTCGCGTGCAGGCGGTATGAGTGGTGCGGCGGCGGCACACGTGCCGGCGGGCATGTTCGGCCAGGCACCGACCTATCAGGCTTATCAGCCGGTCAGCGCGGCGGGCGGGCGTTCTTATATCGACCAGAGCCGCAATCACTACAACATTTCTGTAGCCGGCGGTGCGGGTGCCGGCGGTGCGCCTCTTGCCCAGCAGATGCGCGAGGAGCTGGAGCGTATCGAACGGGAGAAGCGCGCACGCAGCCGCGCCAGTATGGGCCATGACGGTTAAGGAGACTGCACGATGATGCTTGTGCTCGGGATGTTTGTGTTTATGCGTCAGACGCTGCCTTATCAGAGTATGCAGCGGTCGGTCGATTACCGGTGGCCGTCCAACAGTCGCATTGGCCGGCGGCCCTCTTTTCAGTTCCTCGGCGTGGAGGAGGAGAAAATCACGCTGAACGGCACGCTTTACCCGGAAATCACCGGCGGCAAGCTGTCGCTGAAAGCGGTCGAGCTGATGGCGGAAGAAGGCAAAGCCTGGCCGCTGATGGATGGCACCGGCGTTATTTACGGGCTGTTTGTGATTAACAGCGTGGAGACGACCGGCACCGAGTTTTTTTCTGACGGCTCGCCGCGAAAAATCGACTTTGTCCTGACGCTGACCCGCGTCGATGATTCACTCGCCGCGCTTTATGGCGACCTGAGTCAGCAGGCGCAGGAGTTAGTCGGTAAGGCGGGCGATACCCTGCAGAAAGTCAAAACGGTGGCGGGAGGGTTTTTCTGATGCTGTACGATTTTTACAACGGTGCCGGCGCCGGCATGACGCCGGCCTTTATGCTGAGGATTAACGCGAAAGATATCACGACGGCTATCAGCGAGCGGCTCCTGAGCCTGACGCTGACCGATAACCGTGGCTTTGAGGCTGACCAGCTCGATATTGAGCTCGACGACGCCGACGGCCAGCTTGAGCTGCCGATACGGGGCGCGGTGCTGACGCTGTTCATGGGCTGGCAGGGCGAGGCGCTTATCGGGAAGGGCGATTTTACCGTCGATGAAATCGAACACCGGGGCGCGCCGGACACCCTGACCATCCGGGCGCGCAGCGCGGATTTTCGCGGCACCCTTAACTCGCGCCGGGAGGAGTCCTACCACGACACCACGCTCGGCGCCGTGGTGGAAACCATCGCGGCACGCAACAAACTTAAGGCCCGGATATCGCCTGAGCTGGCGCGCATTCCGGTTTCGCATATCGACCAGACGCAGGAGAGCGACGCCAAATTCCTGACCCGGCTTGCGGAGCGCAACGGCGCCGAGGTGGCGATAAAAGCCGGCGTGCTGATGTTTATTAAAGCCGGTGCCGGCATGACGGCAGGCGGTAAGGCGATCCCACAAATCACCATCACCCGCAGCGACGGCGACCGTCACCAGTTCGCCATCGCTGACCGTGGCGCCTACACCGGCGTCACCGCGAAATGGTTGCACACCAAAGACCCGAAGCCAAAAGAGGTAAAGGTAAAACGCAAGCCAAAGGTTAAACACCTGCGCGCGCTGGAGCACCCCAAAGCCACGAAGAAAAAAAAGGAGAAGAAGGAGCCGGAGGCCAGAGAAGGCGAATACATGGCCGGCGAAGCGGATAACGTATTTGTGCTGACGACAACCTACGCATCAAAAGCCCAGGCAATGCGCGCAGCTCAGGCGAAGTGGGATAAGTTACAGCGCGGCGTGGCGGAGTTTTCCATCACCCTGGCGCGCGGCCGCGCCGAGATTTACCCGGAAACGCCGGCAAAGGTGAGCGGCTTTAAGCGCATCATAGACGAGCAGGACTGGACGATCACAAAGGTCACTCACTCGCTGAATAACAGCGGTTTTGTTACAACGCTGGAACTGGAGGTGAAGCTGTCAGACGTGGAATATGACGCAGATGCAGATACAGATTAATTCAATTCTCAAAAAGTGAAATATCGAGTATCATTTATTCACTTTTTGGGGATTAAGAGGCGTAACATGTTCCATTGTCCAAAATGCCAGCACGCGGCGCATGCGCGCACCAGTCGCTATCTCAGCAGTAATACCAAAGAGCGTTATCATCAGTGCACTAATATAAACTGTAGCTGCACATTTGTTACTATGGAGTCTATAGAGCGCTTTATAGTTACACCCGGAACAGTAATGCCTGCACCACCGCATCCTGTTGTGGGTGGTCAACATCCATTATGGCTCTGATAAATTACCCGCCGCGCGCGGGTTTTTTTATGCCTTCAGTAAAGAGTCAGCAAAAAATCCACCGCCACTTTATCGCCACTCAAAAACATGACAACAAAAAAGCCACCCTTGCGAGGTGGCTTAATTACATGATTTTATTGCTAAAATTTGGTGGCCCCTGTTGGGTTTGAACCAACGACCAAGCGATTATGAGTCGCCTGCTCTAACCACTGAGCTAAGGGGCCGTGGCGCTGGATTATAAAGTAACTGGCGACGCCAATCCAGTCTCGGTGTCGCGGCTGCTGAATTTGTAAGCAGGCGCGGCGTAAGGCTTTATACTTTACAGATCCGAGAGTTAACAGGAGAGGACATGATTAACGATATTCTTGAGCCGGGTCTGCGGGTGGTCTTTTGCGGGATCAATCCGGGAAAGTCGTCGGCGCATACGGGCTTTCATTTTGCGCATCCGGGTAATCGCTTCTGGAAGGTTATTCATCTGGCCGGGTTTACGGATCGCCAGCTGAAGCCTGAAGAAGAGCGCCATTTGCTGGATACGCGCTGCGGCATCACGAAACTCGTAGAACGCCCGACGGTGCAGGCGAACGAAGTGGACGTAAAAGAATTGCATGAGGGCGGGCGTAATCTCATTAAAAAAATCGAGGATTTCCAGCCAGATGCGCTCGCGGTGCTGGGCAAAAAAGCCTATGAGCAGGCATTCAGCCAGCGCGGTGTGAAGTGGGGTAAGCAGAAGCTAAAAATCGGTAAGACGGAAATTTGGGTGCTGCCTAACCCAAGTGGGCTGAATCGCGCTTCGCTCGATAAGCTGGTGGAAGCCTACCGTGAGCTCGACGACGCGCTGGTGGCGCGCGGCAGATAA